ATGTAAGAGAGATGTTGGTTTAATAGTGGATGCAGTAGCAACTGATATTCTTTACGGAGGAAATCAAAGAAGTGCAACTGCTGGACAATATTATTTCAAATATCCATCACAAGCTACTGGTTCTCAATTAGATTCAACATTGAACGCAATTGATTTCGCAGGTGGTACGGCTAAGAATGTAATTACAAACACAACATTTGTAACTGCATCTCAATCAGTATCAGCATCGGTTGAATTATTAAGAAACAATAGATTATTCATACAAAATGAAACTATGGCTTACTTAACTGCTAGCTGGAGTTCATTTGAATATAACAAAGAGAAGTGTAAGAGAGATGTTGGTTATATCTTAGATGGTGTAGCAACTGCAATTAGGACAAACTTTAGATGGTATTATTTACGCAAGTAGAATAGCTCAAAAAGTTGCACAAAATATACAATTCGTAACAGCATCATCAGCAGTATCTGCCTCATTTGATTTGTTGAGAAAGAATAAAAATTTCATAGCAGCTGAAACTATCGCTTATGTTAGTTCTTCTTGGAGTGGAGTTTATTATAATGAAGCAAGTTGTTCACGTGATGTGAAATATATCATAGACGCGGCGGCAACCGATTTATTATATGGTGGAAGTGAAAGAAGCGTAACCGCTGGTTCATACTATTTCTTATTCCCATCAAAAGCAACTGTAAAAGGTGTACCATCTGAGGCAGCACAATTAGACCCAACAATTACAGGCGTAAGATATGCTGGTAAATTGGCAAGTAAGGTTGTAACAAACCCAACTTTCATATTACCATCAGCATCTCTATTAACAACTGTTAATTTATTAACATCGAATAAACCATTAATACAAAAAGAAACTATAACATTCTTGAGTTCTTCTTGGAGTACATTGAAGTATAATGAAACGAGTTGTTCTCGTGATTTAGGATTTATTATAGACGCGATTAGAACTGACTTAGTTTATGGTGGTAACGAAAGAAGTATTGAAGCAGGTTCTTATTATTATAAGATTCCATCTGTTGCAATTAAAGAATCATATACTGATAACGGCGAAGCTGGACAAAAAATCCAAACTGTTGATGGTATTGATTTCGCAAGAGGCCTTTCTGAAAAGATTGTTTCAAACACTTTATTAACTTATCTAGCACCATCTACAAAGAGAAGACAAGCGGCTGATAGATTGAGAGGTTCTAAAGATGAATTAAGACAAAGAGCAATCGGATACACAAACGGAGCATTCCCTTATTTAGTTTATAACGAAGCGAGTTGTTCTCGTGATACTGGTTTGATTGTTGATGCTTGTTGTACTGATTTATTATATGGTGGAAACGAAAGAGGTATTGCAGCGGCATCATCTTACTATAATGGTCAATACGGTAACGCAATTGCCGTAACTAGAGACCAACTTTTAGAGACTTTGGAAACTAATAGATATTTAAGAACAAGAGCAGAGTTTATAGCAGCTGGAGCACCATTAGAATCATTTGGTTCATTGATTGTGGCAACTGGTATTGACTACTCTTATAATGGTAGTGGTGTTACGTTTAAAGCACTTCCACCGAATCAGGGTGGTAGTGGTGTTGCAAATCCGGCATTTGAAATTACCGAATTGGGTGGTGGTAGAATTTACTTTACATCTGGTAACGAAACTGGTGACTTTAGAATTGGTACGGGATTAAGTATTAATCAGGCAACTGGTACTCTTGTGGGTAGAACATTTAGTAAATCTCTATTCTCATTGGTAACTCCGTTCTCATTGGCACTACAAATATAAAAAAGAAAATAAAAAAATAAAAAAGAAATGGCAGAAGTTTTTGTACCGTTAAACCGATTCCAGTCAGTAGTAACAAATCTGACTGGCGAGCAAGATGAAATTTATATAACCCCGGCCGGAGTATCATCAATTGTGCTATCAGCGCAAATTACCAATAATGATTTAATAGTTCAGCCGGTTACGATATTGGTAACATCTAATAGAGAATTACCTGTGCCAAGATTTGAAACAATATATAGTGGTAGTTCATTTATAAGTTCTTCTGTATCTTTATTAAATTTTAGCGGTAGTTTTGCTAGTGCATCTTTATTATTAAATGCAAATAGACAATTTTTAAGAAAAGAAATAGCAGCCTATACTCAAAACCAAAATAATTTATCGGAAACTCCATTTACCTTTATATCATCATATTTTGAACAAAATACATTAGATGATGTGGATGCAATAAAATATGATATTGCAAATAACACAACTAGTAGAACAAATAAAGCGGCAAAAGCGTATTTTGATAAAAATGGGGTATCCGCAATCGCTTCAACTGAATATTCTGCATCAATATTTGCTTTAGATTATTTAAAAGTATTATCAAATCAAATTATAAAAAATGAATCTGTAACGGGTTCTGCTCAAGTTGAATTAATATACCAAAACACGGTAACACAATCTATATTATCCGGATTCAATAATGGAACAAGTAACGAAGTATCAGCATCTATATATGTAGTAAATTCTTTAGTAGATGTTATCAAAGCAACTATTGAAAGCCCTGTATTTGTTGAACAAGAACCGGTTAAATTGGTTACAAATGTAACAATACCGGCTGCGGATTCACTTTCACCGGTAGTTTCTGGTAAATTAGTATTAGAAGAAGGTTATGGTTTTATAGTTTCCGGCTCAACAAATCTATCGGTAGTCCTATCTTTACTTGAATCTGCGAATGAATAACGATATATGTCAACCTATAATATTTATAGGTGATTTTTTGAATATTTATAACAAAGCTGGAAAGTACGAATGGCAATTAGTAATCTTTTAACGGGTAGGGTTAGGGTTGTATCCCCAAAAAATGTAACACAGGACAGGTATCAATTTATTGATTTATCTCAAGTTGAACCCAATTTAGGTGTTCCAAACTTTTCTGCCTCATTATCAGGCTCTCCGGCTATCGTAGTTTCGGATGACCAGGGTAATAGAGGATTTGTAAGAAGTTTAGATTTAGATAGAGTAAGTGGACAATTTACAGGTTCATTTACCGGAAGTGCAGATTTAACTGGTTCTTTTAGAGGAGATTTTAGTGGAGATGGTTCAAAATTAATTAATTTACCAATTTCCGATACCGCACAAAAATTAGCATCTGCATCTTTTACCGCATCATTTAGTAGTGGTGGTCTTGATATCAATACAAATACCAATATACAAGGTAATTTGTCCGTAACCGATGATGTAAGAATTGGTGGAAACTTATATGTTTCAAAATCTATATATGCAGACCAATTAATTGTTAATGTAATATCATCTTCAATTATATATTCATCTGGTTCAAATAAATTTGGTGATGAATCAATTGATAAGCAAGAATTTACTGGTTCGGTTGAAATAAGAGATAGAGTTGGTGCAAATGAAATTACAGCATCTTCTATTTTGAGTCAGTTTACTGGTTCATTCTTTGGAGACGGTAGAGATTTAAAAAATGTTCCAGCTATATTATTAGCAAGTGGCTCGGTAACCGCTTCTATTGTAGGTGACCTTATTATATTCAATGCACAAAGTGCATCGTTTTTAGGTGGCGTACAAATTACAGGTAGTTTATTATTAAACACAGGATCTGTTGTAATTGAATCGGGTTCTATTGTTGCAGCAAGGGGTGTTATCAATCAACTTACTGCATCTTCTATTATAAGCCAGTTTACTGGTTCATTCTTTGGAGATGGTAGAGATATATTCAATCTACCACAGGCTACAAAATTAGCAACGGGATCTGTAACCGCATCAGTTAGTCCTCAATTTGGATTTAAAGTAGAATCTATTTTAAGAGGTTCTGAATTTACTGGTAGCGTAGATGTATTAGGTAATATATCAGCATCTATGTTTAGTGGTAGTGGTAGAGGATTATTTGATATTCCACGTTCTGCTCTAACACCGGATGCATTAACATCTACCGAGATATCATCGGGTTCAGTAACGGCATCTGTGGCACCGGAATATGGATTTAGAGTTTTATCAATAGCAAGTGGTTCACACTTTAGCGGAAGTGCATATATTGATTCATCTTCTTTTATATACGCTGATGGTTCTAGATTAAGAAACATACCAAGAAGTGCATTAACCGAAGATGCATTGGTTACTACCGAAATCAAATCTGGTTCAGTAACCGCATCGGTTGCACCCAATTACGGATTTAAAGTATTATCAATTGATAGTGGTTCGCATTTTAGCGGAAGTGTTTATATCGATTCTTCTTCATATCTTTATTCCGATGGTAGATATTTAAGAAACATACCAAGAAGTGCATTGACTGAAGATGCGTTAGTTTCTACTGAAATTAAATCTGGTTCAGTAACAGCATCAGTTTCACCTGAATATGGATTTATTGTAACCACTCCATTTAGTGGTTCCAGTTTTGGTTCTAGATTTACTGGTTCGGTTGATGTGAGTGGAAGTGTTAGAGCATTTTCATTTATTGGTGATGGTTCTCAATTAACAAATGTTGCATCGGTAGTTTCTCCGAGAATTGCAAGTGGTAGTGTAACTGCATCGGTATCACCAAATTTTGGGTTTGTAGTATTTTCACCAAATAGTGGGTCTCAATTTACAGGTTCACTTTTTGTAAGTGGAAATATAGAAATATATACGGGTTCTTTTTCTGGTAGTGGTAAATTATTGAGAGAAATTCCTGTATCTGCTATACCTGATTTAGACCTTTCAAAAATAGGTAGTGGTTCTGTAACGGCATCTATAACGCCAAATAAAGGATTTACTGTAAATATATTTTCACAATTTAGTGGAAGTATGGTGGTATCTTCTTCTGTATTTGAAATACCTACTGCATCATTAGATACTGTTTTTGATGTAAGGAATGATGGAACTACCGCATATATTTTTAGTAATGCGGTAACGGGTTCTAATCCAACATTAACATTAGCTAGAGGAGTTCTATATACATTCAACTTAAATGCGGCGGGACATCCATTCTATATCAAAACCGTACAATCATCTGGTACTACAAACGCATATAATACCGGTGTAACTAATAATGGAGATGATGTGGGTGTTATAACATTCATTCCATCGGCCGGTGCTCCTGATACTCTTTACTATAACTGCCAATTACATTCCGCAATGGGTGGTAGAATTAATATTGTTGATAAAATAGTAAGACCTGCGGAAATTAAATTTATTGGAGATACTACTGTAACGGGTAGTTTATTTGTAAAAGATAGAATAGAAGCTAGAGAAATAAGTGCATCATTTAGTGGTTCATTTAGAGGAACTTTTGATGGAGATGGTTCTAATTTATTTAATTTACCATCTGCAACAAGATTGGCATCTGGTTCCATTACTGCATCGGTAAGTCCAGATAGAGGATTTGTTGTACAATCACAAAATAGTGGTTCACAATTCACTGGTAGTATTAATGTAACTGGTTCCGTAACTGCAATTAACTTTATTGGAAGTGATTTTAGTGGTTCATTTCAAGGGGATGGTAGTAGATTAGTAAATCTTCCGTTACCTCAACCAAATAGAATTTTAGATGGACCAGTAACGGCATCGGTTTCATCTATTGATGGATTTGTTGTAAAATCTCAAGCAAGTGGTTCTCAATTTAGTGGAAGTTTAAGAATTAGTGGTAGTATATTTTTAGCATCTGGTTCTTTCTATTCTGGAAGTGGTAGAGGATTATTTGATATTCCAAGAACCGCTTTAACTGAAGATGCGTTTTTAATTGATAGAATCGTAAGTGGTAGTGTAACTGCATCCGTATCACCTCAATTTGGATTTAGAGTTGTTTCGTATGATAGTGGTTCACAATTTACAGGAAGTTTAAATGTAAGTGGAAGCATATTTTTAGCATCTGGTTCTTTTTATTCTGGAAGTGGTAAAGGATTATTTGAAATTCCACGTTCTGCGATATCCGATTTAGATATATCATTAATATCATCTGGTTCGGCAACTGCTTCTATTTCACCTAACAAGGGATTATTAGTTAATGTACCAACTACAATTAATGGATTTTTAGTTGTAACCGGTTCTACTGATATAAAAGCAAATTTAGTAGTAACGGGTTCTGCAATTATTAGTAGTTCTTTATTATCTAAAGGAGTTTCTAGATTTGAATCTGGAGTTTCTGCATCAGTATTTAGTGGTAGTGGTGCTGGGTTGACAGACATACCTTTTTCGGCATTATCACAAGAATTAACTAGAATTGCAACTGGTAGTGTAACGGCATCGGTTTTTCCTGATAAAGGATTTGTTGTAGAATCATTAAGAAGTGGTTCACAATTTACCGGAAGTTTGAGAGTTAGTGGTAGTATATTTTTAGCATCTGGTTCTTTCTATTCTGGTTCTGGTGAAGGATTGTTTAATATTCCAAGAACCGCTTTAACACCGGACGCATTAGAATCAACATACATAGCATCAGGTTCTATAACAGCTTCGGTATCACCTAGATTTGGATTTAGAGTAGAATCTCTGGAAAGTGGTTCTCAAATTACTGGTAGTATAAGAATTAGTGGAAGTTTGTTTGCAACAAATGACTTAACGATTAGTGGTAGCGGAAATGTATTGGGAGATATTAATGTACAAGGTGATGCAACGGTATCGTCTGGTTCTTTCTTTGTTGGAGATGGTAGATATCTATCAAACATAACATTAGCTAATTTAGCAATTGATTCAACAAAAATATTTAGTGGTTCAGCAACCGCATCGGTATCACCAACTGAAGGATTTGAAGTAAATGTTCATTCTAGATTTGATGGAAGTTTTATAGTATCATCATCTGGAAGACCTACACCTGATTATTTAATTGATACAATTGTTAATGTAACAAACGATGGTTCAAATGCATATATAATAAGTAATGCTTCTATATCTGGTTCAAACCAAACAATAACATTACAAAGAGGATTACAATATACATTTAATGTAAATGCATCTGGACATCCATTTTGGATTAAATACGTTAATTCTACCGGAACTATATGGGAATATAGTGGAAGTATAACAAACAACGGAGAAGATAATGGAACAATACTTTGGACTCCACCATCTGGTTCTCCTAATGTTCTTTACTATAATTGCCAGTTACATAGTAGTATGGCTGGTCAAATAAATTTAATTGACTACACGGAAATACCGGCAGAAATTAAATTTATTGGTGAAACTAAAGTAGAAGGTAATATAACCGCATCTATGTTTAGTGGTAGTGGTAAGGGATTGTTTGATATTCCTTTCTCAAACTTAACTGGTGATGCGTTTAGAATTGCAAGTGCAAGTGTAACAGCATCGGTTTCTCCAGATAGAGGATTTATTGTAGAATCATTCCAAAGTGGTTCTGGATTTAGCGGAAGTATTTATATAGATTCATCATCTTTCATATATTCAGAAGGTACTTATTTAAGAAACATACCAAAATCTGCACTTACGGAAGATGCATTAGTTTCTACTGAAATTAAATCGGGTTCTGTAACCGCATCGGTATCTCCTGATTTTGGATTTAAAGTACAAACTCCATTTACATCATCTGTATCTGAAAGTGTGTTTACAACACAAATTGCTTCACAATTTACCGGTTCGGTTTCAATTAGTGGAAGTTTATTTGTTAATGATATTAGTGGTGGATTGTTTGTAGAATCCGGTTCATTTATTTACGCGGAAGGTACATATTTAAGAAACATACCAAAATCGGCAATTACTGAAGATGCATTATTATCTTCGTTTATTGTATCTGGTTCAGTAACAGCATCAGTTTCACCTGATTTTGGATTTAGAGTTGTAACACCATTTACTGAATCGCAAGTGGGTTCTCAATTTACAGGAAGTGTTGATGTTAGTGGTTCATTAAGAGCATTTTTCTTAATAGGAGATGGTTCGCAGATTACAAACGTACAAGCAGCGGCATCTCCGTTGATAGCAAGTGGTTCGGCAACTGCATCGGTAGCAAGTGGTGATAGATTAGTAGTAACAACTGCTAAAACTGGTTCGGAAATTGGTTCTGAATTTACCGGTTCAATAGAAGTTAGTGGTAGTATAAGAGCAACCGATGATATATACGCAGACTTCTTCTATGGTGATGGTAGATATATCACAAATGTAGTAGCCGCAGCGGCACCATTCATTGGAAGTGGTAGTGCAACTGCATCGGTAGCGGATGGTGAACGTTTTGTTGTAATTACTGCAAAAACTGGTTCACAAATTGGTTCTGAATTTACTGGCTCTGTTGAGATTAGCGGTTCATTAATAGTAAAAGATGATGTAACTGCGGATTTCTACTTTGGTGATGGTAGATTCCTTACCAATGTACAAGCGGCGGCGGCACCATTGATTGCTAGTGGTAGTGCAACTGCATCGGTACAAAGTGGTAGAATATTTGAAGTAATTACTAAAGCTCCATCTGGTTCATTTGGTTCTCAATTTACCGGTTCGGTAGCTATTAGTGGTGCATTATCAGCATCTTTATATCAAGGAGATGGTGGTGGATTATTTAACATTCCTGCATCAGCACTTCAAAATCTTCAATTAGATAGAATTCAATCCGGTTCTGCTAGAGCAATTATAAGTCCTGATGAACTAAATGTAAACGTACCAATAACAGCGGCACTTTACATAGGTGATGGTGGTGGACTATTTAATATCCCTGCAAATGCATTGCAAGACCTTAAGTTAGATAGAATTATATCTGGTTCCGTAGAAGCTGTTATTTCTCCAAATAAAGGTTTAGAAATTAATACTAGAGTAAGAATCTTCTCTGGTTCGGCAGAAATAAGTGGTGGTTTATTTATAAGTGGTGGTAATGTTGTTCTACAAAGTGGTTCGGCATTCGTTGGAGATGGAAGTGGTTTAACAAACATTAATATCGCTAACTTAGCGTTTCAAACTCCAATATTAAAGAGTGGTTCGTTTACTGCATCAATTTCACCGGATAATGGATTTGTTGTTAATACATCAGCTAGTATTTGGGGTAATGTATATGTGGGCAATGATTTAAAAGTTGCACATAATATAAGTGCATCTAATACCATATCTGCACAATTATTTACTGGTTCATTTAGAGGAACATATACATTCCAAGGAGTTGGACCAACTGCATCTGCGGACTACGATATTTTAAGATACAACGAAACGCAAGGATATTATATTCCACAACCAGAAACTTCATTAACTGAAACGGTATCGTTTAATAATATAAGTGATTTAACAATCGTTCACAATTTGGGAATCAGATATCCAGTTGTTCAAGTTTACGCAACTGGTTCCGAAGACCAAATTTTACCTGGTACTATTAAATCAATTGATGAAGATACAATTCAAATTATATTTGCTGGATTAACTTCCGGACATGTTGTAATCGGTAGTGGTGGTTCTTTAATACAAGGTACAATTCAAGGTGATAGAGTATTCGGTACCGTATTATCTGCATCATATGCATTTAAAGCATCTTTTGCAGATAATGTAGCTGGATTTGATTCTGCATCATTATCTCAATTATCGGCATCTTTAGGAGATACTGCACAATATATAAGAAATAATCAAACCGCATCAATGAGTGTTGGTAGAGCGGTTTCTGCATCATACGCACTAACTGCATCTTATGTTGAGAATTTGAGTGGATTGAATTTGGTTGAATATGTAAGAAATGACCAAACATCTTCAATGACTGTATTGAGTTCATCATTTGCAATATCTTCGTCTTACGCACTTTATGCAGCGAATGCGGCAAATGTTGATACATCTAATTTTGTATTGAACTCACAAACCGCATCTATGTTAGTAGGTACGGCTTCATTTGCATATACTGCGAGTGTTGCTCTATTTGCATTAAATGCGGCAAATACTGATACCGCATCGTTCTTACAAATTAATAAAGACCAAACTATAAATGCATCACTTACTATTAGTGGAAGTATAGGTGTAAGTGGTAGTATAATTGGAAATGGTGCAATACAAATAAATAATTTACCAACTGGTTCATCTGAAGAAGTTGTAATTTGGAATAGTGTAACAAAAAGATTAGAAAGAAGAAACGTAGCAGCGGCTGTAGGTTCTTCTGGTACATCTGGTACCGAAGGCTCTGGAGGTACATCTGGTACATCTGGTTCATCTGGTTCATCTGGAAGCAGTGGCACTGCAGGAAGTAGTGGTACATCCGGAGAAGATGGCACATCAGGAAGTTCTGGTACATCGGGAACTGCTGGAAGTTCTGGTTCATCTGGTTCATCTGGAAGTTCTGGAAGTAGTGGAACTGCTGGTTCATCTGGAAGTTCAGGAAGTAGTGGTTCATCTGGAAGCAGTGGCACATCAGGAAGTTCGGGAACAACCGGGTCAGCAGGAACATCTGGTACATCAGGAAGCTCTGGTTCATCTGGTACATCAGGAAGTAGTGGCACATCAGGAAGTTCTGGAACCACTGGTTCATCTGGTTCATCTGGTAGTAGTGGCACATCTGGAAGTGGAGGCACATCTGGAAGTAGTGGTTCATCAGGAACTTCTGGAACCGCAGGCACATCTGGAACATCTGGAACAACCGGGTCAGATGGCACATCTGGAAGTAGCGGCACATCAGGAAGTTCTGGTACATCTGGAACATCTGGAAGTTCTGGCACGAGTGGTTCATCTGGAAGCTCGGGTTCTTCTGGTTCATCTGGAAGTGGTGGTACATCTGGTACGAGTGGCACATCTGGTTCAACTGGAACTGGAGGTTCATCTGGTACGAGTGGCACATCTGGCACGAGTGGCACATCAGGAAGTTCCGGTTCATCTGGTTCTTCTGGAAGTGGAGGCACATCCGGTACATCTGGTAGTGCGGGTAGTGGTGGCTCTGCAGGTTCATCTGGTACGAGTGGCACTAGTGGCACATCTGGTTCAACTGGTAGTGGTGGTTCATCTGGTACAAGTGGAAGTTCTGGAACCGGAGGCACAGGTGGTTCTGCAGGTACTTCGGGTAGTTCTGGTAGTAGTGGCACATCCGGTTCAACTGGTTCCGATGGTACTTCTGGTATAGATGGTTCATCTGGAAGTTCTGGTTCATCTGGTACATCTGGAGAAGATGGTACATCAGGAAGTTCTGGTACATCAGGAACTTCTGGAACTAGTGGCACAACCGGGTCAGCGGGTACTTCTGGTTCATCTGGAAGTAGTGGAAGTTCTGGTTCATCTGGTTCATCGGGAAGTTCGGGAAGTAGTGGTTCATCTGGTACAACTGGTTCTGATGGTACATCAGGTAGTTCGGGTTCATCTGGAAGTTCAGGAAGTAGCGGCACGAGTGGTTCATCTGGCAGTAGTGGTACAACAGGTTCATCTGGTTCATCGGGAAGTTCAGGAAGTAGTGGAAGTTCTGGTACATCTGGAACTGATGGCTCGACTGGTTCTGCAGGTACATCGGGAAGCTCTGGCACATCAGGCACAACTGGTTCAGAAGGTACATCTGGAAGTTCTGGAAGTAGTGGAAGTTCCGGACAAGATGGTACATCAGGAAGTTCAGGAAGTAGTGGTTCATCTGGTAGCTCTGGAAGCAGTGGAAGTTCTGGTACATCGGGACAAGATGGCACATCGGGACAAGATGGCACATCTGGAACTGATGGCTCAACTGGTACTGCAGGTTCGAGTGGCACATCGGGAAGTTCGGGTACAACTGGTTCAGAAGGTACATCAGGAAGTTCTGGTACGCAAGGAAGTAGTGGTTCATCTGGAAGTTCTGGAAGTGCTGGTTCATCTGGCTCATCTGGAAGCAGTGGCACATCTGGAAGTACTGGTTCTTCAGGATTAAATGGAACATTCTTCGGCTCATCGGGTACATCGGGTTCAAATGGCACATCTGGTACATCTGGTACATCTGGAAGTAGCGGAAGTTCGGGTTCATCTGGATTAAATGGTACATTCTTTGGTACTTCTGGCACATCAGGAAGCTCTGGTACCGATGGTTCAACCGGTACTGCAGGGTCAACTGGTAGTGCAGGTTCATCCGGCACTGCGGGCAGTTCGGGTACATCTGCAGAAGGAACATCTGGTACATCTGGTTCATCTGGTAGTTCGGGAACTTCTGGTTCAACTGGTTCAGCCGGCTCGGCAGGTTCATCTGGCACATCAGGAAGTAGTGGCACATCCGGAAGTGGTGGTACATCGGGACAAGATGGTACATTCTTTGGTTCATCTGGTACAACCGGTACATCTGGTTCAACTGGTTCTTCTGGTTCGGCAGGCACTTCTGGTTCAACTGGTTCCGCTGGTACAAGTGGATTTGATGGAACATTCTTTGGTTCACATGGTACATCTGGAACTTCTGGAAGCTCTGGTACGAGTGGCACATCTGGTAGTACTGGTACCGCGGGTACATCTGGATTAGGTACTGATGGTACATCTGGAACTTCTGCAGTAGGTACATCTGGTACGAGTGGCACAACGGGAACTGATGGCAGCTCTGGAAGTAGTGGTACAACGGGTACTTCCGGTTCATCTGGATTAAATGGTACGTTCTTTGGTTCATCTGGAACCGCAGGTAGTTCGGGTAGTTCGGGCTCAACTGGAACGAATGGCACATCGGGTAGTTCGGGTTCATCTGGTTCTTCTGGATTAAATGGTACATTCTTTGGTTCTTCTGGAACTTCTGGAAGTAGTGGCACAACGGGTACTTCTGGTTCAAGCGGAATGAGTGGCACGAATGGCACATCTGGTTCATCCGGATTGAATGGTACATTCTTTGGTAGTTCGGGTACTGCAGGTAGTTCTGGTACATCGGGTGCTGGTTCATCTGGTACGAGTGGCATAACTGGTACAAACGGTACTGCGGGTACATCCGGATTTGATGGTACATTCTTTGGTAGTTCGGGTACTGCAGGTAGTTCTGGTACATCTGGAGCAGGTAGTTCCGGTACATCAGGATTAGGTACTAATGGTTCATCTGGTACATCTGGACAAGACGGAACATTATTTGGTTCATCTGGTACATCTGGTACAAATGGTTCTAGTGGAACATCGGGAGCAGGTACATCTGGTACAAGTGGATTGGGTACTAACGGTTCTGCGGGTACATCTGGATTTGATGGTACTTTCTTTGGAAGTAGTGGTACATCTGGTTCAAACGGTTCATCGGGACTTACTGGTTCAAACGGTACGAGTGGCACAACTGGCTCAAATGGAATAAGTGGCACAGATGGTACATCCGGTTCATCTGGATTTATGAATGTATCTGGTACTACTGAAAATGGCGTAATTACTTGGCAAAATGTGCCAGCTGGGGGTGTAGTTGAAAGTAATATTACATTTGATGGAAGTACATTAAGCGTAACTGGTAATGTAACAACAACAACATCAGTAGCAGCAACTACGTTTGTTTCTGCTGGTACTTATGTAATAGGTACAACGTTTAGAGAAACATATTCAGACCAAGGAACTGGTGGAAGCGTAACATTGGACCTTGCAACTGCAAATAATTTCAGAAGACAATTCAATGGAAGTGCAACAATTACTTTCAGTAATCCACCATCATCACCTAATGGATTTGGATTTACATTTACTATGGTTAATGCGGGTGCATATTCTATTACATGGCCTGTGAGTATTGATTGGGTTGGAGGACTTTCACCTGTATTAACTTCAGCCGGAACTGATGTATTAACATTCTTTACATTTAATGGAGGTACAACATATTATGGATTTGTGGTAGGAAAAAATATGAGTTAATACTTATAGTTATGAGTATAGCAAGAAAATTAATACCAAGTGGAGAAGAACAATTTCCATTTAAGATTCAAATAACAACAACTCTAGCAAATACGGTATTTACTGTACCGTTGGTTGATTATGGTGGATTGGCACCACAACTAACTATTAATTGGGGTGATAGTAGTAGTTCTCCATTAATAACATCATCCACATCCATTAATAGAACACATACTTACGTTTCTCCTGGTACATATATCATTAGTATAACTGGATTTATGCCTGGGTTTAAAGTAAATAATAATACAAGTATAAGGAGTTTAATAACGGCAATTATACAATGGGGAAATGTTGGTTTAAGAACAATGGACTTTTATGGTTGTGTAAATATAACATCAATACCAACTAGTGCAAGTATTAGTAGTTTTGGTGGATATACCGGATTAAGTGAAATGGTATTATTTTCTTCATTTATGAGAGGTACTCGTATAACTACAATACCTGATGATTTATTTGATTATTCACCAAATGCAACAACGTTTGCGAATGCGTTTGATGCTATAACAACTTTAACTTCTGTACCTAATGGATTATTTGATAATGTTCCATTGGCATCGACATTTGCATCTTGTTTTTTAGCATGTACGGCACTCACGTCAGTTCCAACAGATTTATTTGACCAAAATATAAACGTCATAAACTTTTCATCTACGTTTCGTAACTGTAGGTCATTAGTAAATGTTTTACAATTTACATATAATACGAATGTTTCTATTTTTAATAACATTTATAATATGTCTACAACAGCAAACGCATTGACAGGAACTGCACCGGAATTATGGAATAGAATTCCAGCACCATCTGGTACCGATGCTTTTAACAACTGTATTAATTTATCAAATTTTGCATCTATACCTTTAAATTGGAAATAAAATTATGTATTTAAGAATTATAAATAATGAAATTAATTATCCATACTCTTTGCAAAAATTAAGAGAAGATAATCCCAATACGAGCTTCCCATCTGAAATGACAGAAAACTTAATGTTAGAATTAGATATTAGTGAAGTAAGAACTACTCCAAAGCCAAATGATTATACAAAAAATATTTCAGAAGGAACACCGATATTAGTAGAAGGTGTTTACTATCAAAATTGGGTACAATCAGATGCAACTGAATCGGAAATAAATGATAGAATTGAAAATAAATGGATTGAAATTAGGGATTTAAGACAACAACTATTATATGAATGTGATTGGACACAGCTATCTGATATTCCATCGGAAACAAAAGATTTGTGGACAACTTATAGACAAAATTTGAGAGATATAACAAATCAATCTAATCCTTATAATATTGTATGGCCAGTAAAACCTTAAAAGGAGATTACGTTTATATTTATACCTAAAGATTCAATAAATGATAATCCACAGTCCCATATTTTCTGGTTCAATTACACAAGCATCAACAGCACATGCGCAATTGAGCGGTTCTTTTACGGGTTCTTTTAGTGGTTCGTTTAAAGGAGAGATTGAAGTTCAGCAGGCAACTTTTAATACTTTAATAGTTACTAATAAGTTTACTGTATCTGGTTCTCAATCTATAACGGGTTCTATTTATTTAACCGAAGGTGGATATTTAGTAGATGGAGTAAATGTATTGGATTCTGCTATAGCTTTTGCAATAGCATTAGGATAAAATGAAACAAAAAAATGGCAAACACTTTTAAAAATAGTATAACGGGTTCAATAGGAACAACAAATACAATAACATACACAGCACCAGCACAAACATCAGCTACGGTTATAGGTGTGAGTGTTGCGAATGTTGTATCTAATAATATATCGGTTAGTGTAAGATTAACTGATACATCAACATCTAAAACTGTATATTTAGTTAAGGATGCTTTATTAGTTCCTGGTGGTTCTGCTGTTTTAGTAGGTGGCGAACAAAAATTGGTGATGGAAGAAAATGATTATTTATCAGTTGTTTCATCAGCAGCTAGTTCAGTAGATGTAATTGTTTCGGTTTTGGAAATAACATAAAGATTGTGATTAATGACGAATTTGGGTAGTACAGCAAATGGTTTAAATCAACTAAGCGCAAGCTTGGTTTCTTTGTTTGTAAGTGGTAGTAGAATTGCCAACTTTTCATCGGCATCGGTGAGTGTTGTTGGTCCTTTTTCTGCTTCCGGTGTTCAAACAAACGTAATTGGTGTAACCAATAATGGTGCTCCTCTTGAATTAAGAGGTAATGTCCAAATTAGTGGTTCCGTAACATCTTCACTTTTTAGAGGTGATGGTAGTGGTTTATTTAATCTATCAGCGGAAGCTTTAGGAGATTTGAATCAGTTAAAATCTGGTTCAGCAACAGCAAATATATCGCCAAATAGAGGATTGGTAGTAAATGTACCAACATCTATTAGTGGTGGATTATCTGTTAATGGTAATTCTAATATAACTGGCTCTCTTACAATCACTTCAAATCTTAACGTAAGTGGTAGAATAACAACAACTGAAATTTCTACCGTATTAATATCTTCATCGGTAATATTTTCATCAGGTTCAAATAAATTTGGTGACAATGTTTCTGATAATCATCAATTTACCGGTAGTGTAGGTATAAGTGGCTCAATATTTGTAACGGGAGATACAATACCAACCGATAATTCAACAAATGAAGTTTTAGTATTAAATACAACAACTGGTAGAATTAGTAGAAGATTTGCAGCAGCAAGTTCTGGTACATCAGGTACCGGTGGTACATCTGGTACTTCTGGTAGCTCTGGAAGTAGTGGAAGTTCCGGTTCATCTGGTTCTTCTGGAAGTGGTGGCACATCTGGTACATCAGGAAGTTCTGGTTCTTCAGGTTCTTCAGGAACAAGTGGTACATCAGGAAGCTCTGGTTCTTCCGGTAGTGGTGGAACGAGTGGCACATCAGGAAGTAGTGGAAGTTCCGGTTCATCTGGTTCTTCTGGTAGTGGAGGCACAAGTGGTACATCCGGTAGTGGAGGCACAAGTGGAACATCTGGTAGTGGTGGTTCTTCGGGTTCATCTGGTAGTAGTGGAAGTAGTGGTTCATCTGGAAGTAGTGGCACATCTGGTTCAGCAGGAACTGCTGGCACATCTGGTAGTGGTGGTAGTAGTGGTACTGCCGGCCAATCCGGAAGTTCAGGAAGTAGTGGTTCATCCGGAAGTGGGGGCACATCTGGAACAACTGGTACTGCCGGCACAGGTGGTACATCTGGTCTGACCGGTGTAGGTGGTACGGCAGGTACATCAGGAAGTTCTGGTTCATCTGGCACATCCGGAAGTAGTGGTAGTAGTGGCACATCAGGAAGTGGTGGTTCATCTGGTTTAACTGGTGGCGGTGGTGCTTCTGGTAGTAGTGGTACATCGGGAAGTAGTGGCTCATCTGGAAGTTCGGGTTCATCCGGTAGTGGTGGTTCATCTGGTACATCTGCAAGTGCAGGTACCGGTGGAACGGCTGGTACTGCAGGTACGAGTGGCACATCTGGAAGTAGTGGCTCATCTGGTACATCGGGAAGTGGTGGTTCATCTGGCACATCTTCAAGTGCAGGTACAGCCGGTACAGCTGGTACATCTGGAAGCAGTGGTTCATCTGGAATCTCTGGTTCTTCTGGTTCATCAGGTTCATCTGGAACTTCAGGTAGTAGTGGTTCATCTGGAAGTTCCGGTTCAAGTGGACAAGCGGGTTCATCTGGAAGTTCAGGAAGTAGTGGTTCATCCGGAAGTGGGGGCACATCTGGAACAACTGGTACATCAGGTTCATCTGGAAGTGCAGGCACATCTGGTACTAGAGGAACATCGGGAAGTGGTGGTTCGTCTGGTTCATCTGGTAGTGGTGGAACGAGTGGCACATCTGGTTCTTCTGGTAGTGGTGGAACGAGTGGCACATCTGGTAGTGGGGGCACATCTGGAACAACTGGTACCGCAGGTTCTGGAGGAACATCTGGATTATTGGCATTAACGGGTAATACTGATAATGGTGTAATCACATTAAATGGAACTGCACCAAATGGTACAGTTGAAGCAAATTTAAGATTCGATGGTACTACGTTAGCGGTAACTGGTAACGCTACAATTAGTGGTGACCTTACTGTAAGTGGTACAACAACATATATTAATACAACAACTTTAAATGTAGGTGATAATATCATTACATTAAATGCAGATATTGGAGCATCAACTACACCAACTGAAAATGCTGGTATAGAAGTTAAGAGAGGTAATGCAGCAACAAAGACATTCTATTGGGAAGAAGCAAATGATAGATGGTACGCTGAAGATGGATTGTATGTAGGTGGTAACGTAGTTCTTAGCGGAACTGTAGATACTGGACAAGGTGCAACGGAAGTTTACTTAATGAATCAAAATGTTCGTACAACGGACGCAGTGACATTTGCAACAGTTGATACCGGACAAGGAGCAAACGAATTATATGCAATGAACCAAAACGTAAGAACTACGGATGCGGTTACATTCGCAACGGTCGATACTGGTCAAGGTGCAAACGAATTATATGCAATGAACCAAAACGTAAGAACTACGGATGCGGTGACATTTGCAACCGTTGATACCGGCCAGGGAGCAAATGAATTGTATGCAATGAACCAAAACGTAAGAACAACCGATACGGTACGTTTTGGAAAAGTTGAAATAGATGGTGCATCAAATTATATAGATACTAATACAGGATATTTCAGTATTACATCAGCAGGTAATGAAATAACATTAGGTGGTACAACCGGAAATATGTACATTAACTATCGTGCGGCATTAGGTAGTACTCCAACTGGATATATTTGGAACGCTGGTAGTAGTACTTCATTTGCTACTCATACTATGGGTAGAATTGATGCGGATTCTTTATACGATAGAAATGATACAGGATATTATGTAGACCCTGCTTCAACATCAAGACAAAATGTTATTAGAGGTACTCAAATAGCAACTGGATATCATTCATTAACTTCCGGTTATTATGCCGGTGGTGCAACTCCTTCAACCGGGTATCTAATTACCACAAATATTGATTATGGCGTATTTAATATGCCTATTGTTATTATTGAAGGATATGCATATGGAAATGGTGCACCTATTCATTTACAAATTGTTTGGTACGCATATTCACCAGACCCTTCAGGATGGACAAGTGTATCTTATATAAACAAAGGTGGTTGGGATCCTGGTACCGTTTCTATTGGTAGAAATGGTAGTGGTAAAGTTTGTATTCATCTTTCAAGTAACATTTACTATGGTAGATTTAATGTAAGAGGTATTTATGACCAAGGACATTCATATTTAGAAAACTGGTCAATTACCGAAGCATCAACTTCCGGTTTATCTTTAATAAGAACTGTTGGTAGAGCAACAATGCAGACCGATATTAGTGGTACTGCTGCATCTGAAACTTTAGCAACTGTAACTAATAGAGGAAATATTTCAACTGGTGACATTTATACGCCAAATGCATCATCATATTTTAGAGCACGTTATACTGCGGGTTCTAACAACTATCATGGTTCATTTAACTGGTATCATCTTCAATTGGGTAATAATGGTGATAACTATATCATAGCAGGTAGAACTGCAACCGGCGGTAGATTAAGATTCTATGTAAATAATACATCCGATTTCACTTCAATCAATGGTACTGAAGGTATGAGATTAGATAGTGATGGTAGATTGTATTCTTATGTGGATACTCGTTCACCATTATTTTATGACCAAGATAATACGGGATATTATTTAAATCCAAACGGCACTTCCAACTTACTTTATATAACAATGCCGCATAGAGGCAATGGTACTGAAAATATTTTAGTAAATGATGGTGGTAGTGAAAACTGGAACGCAATAAACATTAGAGGTGGTGCTAATAACCATATGGGTATTGGTTATCATGGAACTTCAAGAGGTGTTTTTGGTAGAGATGGATTCTCAATTCATTTTGATGAAACTGATTCATTCCGTTTGCATACAAATGGTTGGGACACTGAATTTGAAGTTACTGGTGATGGTAGAGCATGGTTAAAAGATAGACTTGGAATTAATACAACTGATTTTTCATATACATCTTCGGATAATAGTGCAGCTGTAGGTAGTAATCCAACCGCTAATAAATTATTTATAAATGGTTCAATACAATTAATAGGTAACAACGATGCGATTGTATTCGGTAGAGGTACTTCATCATTCCTTAAAGATGAAGAACTTGCATTTGGATGGGGTGGTGGATGGTTTATGCAGGATAGTACTTGGATTCGTTCTAGAGGTTCTAAAAATGTGTATGTAGATGCATATATAAGAGCACAGGGTTCATTTAGAGTTGGTAGTGAATACTCCATTTGGGGAACGTATGGTACATATAGTGCATATATTAGTAGATTAGCATATATTTCATTGGACTGGGATGCTGCTTATGATTCGTATAGTAATCATGGTTTAGCATCAACTGACCTTAATGGAAACTTTAGTGATAGTGTATCTTTAAACTCATTTAATGATATTATTTTAAGACTTGATAGTAATAATAATAATACCAACTCTTATGTAAGATTTATGGATAATAGTGCCGGTAATGGGCAGTTTGCTTATATCGGTAGAGAAAATGGTTCATCTATAATGGAATTATATGGTGATATTTACGCAAATAGATTTTTAGATAGGAACGATAGTACATATTTCCTAAATCCGGCATCTGATAGAGATACCAGTATAAATGGATTTACTGCTAGAACTGTAGAAGGTACAAAAGGAACTTGGAAATATAATATTCCAAGATGGGCACACACATCAGATTCTAACTATTGGGTAGGTTCTATGGGATGGGGAACTACTGACTTTAATTCAGTAATGACTTGGGGTAGTGGTTTCTTTGATACTTGGTCATCTCCTGCAAATAGTCCTGGTGATGCATCACATTGGACAGGAATGCAAGCACTTCACTATACAAATGCATATAATAGTGCGTATGGATGGCAATTAGCAGGCGGTTCAACCGATTCATTATGGTTCAGAAGATTCTGGCCAAATAGTGGCGGTTGGTTTAAAGTTGCGATGTATGATAATACACATTCGGCAAGTAGAGGATTCTATGCATCTATTTACTATGATAATGATAACACAACTTATAGAGTAGACCCGAATGGTACTTCAAGATTATTAACACTTCAAGTAGATAATATAATTCAAGGTGGTGTTCAATACGCACAAAGATTGGATAACGTAGCTAGAACCGCTATAACTGTTGGTGGTAATGCTAGTACATTCTATCCAGTAATTCTTAATATTGGCGCGGGTGCAACTGTTCAACAATATGGTGAATTCGTAATTGAAAGAGGTGGATATGATGACCCAGGATACTCCGGAATTGGATTCAGTACAATGAATGCAAGATTCACTGTTAAAGCGAGTGGATGGGGATTTGGTGCAACATATGAAAATTTAGAATATTACGGAAGAACATTTAATGGAATTGCAAACTGGCAACAAATTTCGGAATCATCTCGTTTGGTGATTTGGTTAAGAGGTGCAACCGTTTATTATTTATTTAATATTGTTGGTAGTACATCGGTACATTTTGCGAATGGCAGTGGTACATCATATTCTGAAACACATGGTAGTACATATACATTCTCACCAACTTCAACGATTTCCGATAAGGCATCGTATGAAAGATGGCAAGGTGGTAACATAAAATATACCGGAATTATCTATTCGGACAGTGATGTAAGAGCACCGATATTCTCTGATATTTCAGATACAGGTTATTACATTAATGCAAATTCAACTTCTCAACTTAATAGACTACAAATCAACAATGGTTTAATAGCGGGTGGTATTGATAATGGGTCAGTAATACTTTATAGAGCATCAAATCCATTTAGTTTAGGCGGTACTGATGCTGTATTAACTTTATCCGATAGAAGTAACAATGACTGGGGATTAAGAATTGATAAGAGTGCACATGATTATGGTATGTACGTTGAAGTTTCAAATGGTGCAACTTACGGATATGCTGTTAATAATGGTGGTGGTTGGGTATATAGAGTTCATGGTAATGGATATATCTACGCACCTTATTGGTATGATATTAATGATACCGGATATTATGTAGACCCTAATGGTACATCTTCAATGGTGACGGTGTATGTGAGTGATTGGATTTATCAAAGAAGTTCAGGTGGTATGTATTGGACTCCATATTCTAGAGGTATTGCATCTCCTGAAAACGTTGGTAATCCATATGGAACTGTAGCAACTACAAATGCTAATGGTAGAAATGGTTGGAACGGATATGCTTTAGGTTCTCAAATGACATTGATGCATGACTACAATAATGGTGGTAACACTATGGGTATGCATGATACATCTTATGGTTGGATTTGGAGATGGATTAGAGATTCTTACTTTAGAGTAGATAGAGGATATAGTGAATTCGCAAATAGTGCAAGAGCTCCAATATTCTACGATTCGGATAATACTGGATACTATATTAACCCAGCTTCATTCACCGAAATTTATGGTGGATTACGAATGAGTGGTGGTCATGGTGATTCTACAATAAGAAACCGATTATTAGCATCTAATAATGGTGCTGGTACCGGTGTTGTTCAATTACAAATGTGGTGTTCTGAACCAGGTAATACTTGGGATTGGGCTGGATTTGGATATAACGTTGATAACACATATCATGATGGTTCTGGACCTTATTACTTTAGTAGACCTAATACTTCGTTTGGTCAAGCGTATTTTAGATTTAGTACATCTGGACATATGTACGTTTACAACACAAATACTTCTGGTACTCGTTATACTAATATGGAGTTCTATGCAAGTAACTGGGTATATGTAAACAACTATTTGGAAGCAGGTAACTCATTAAGAGCACCTATATTTTATGATTCAAACGATACATCTTATTATAGTAATCAAGCTAGTACAAGTATTTATAATGTAATTGGTACAAATAAGCTTCGTGCGGACACTAATAGAAACTATAATGATGGTAATGGTTGGTGGGGACATGACCCTTATGGATATGGCTGGGGATTACCGCATGGTTCATTCAGAACATTAGAAATATCAACTTCTGGTAACTTCTCTACTGAACCGGCAATGTTCCGTTTACACCAATGGGGTTCTGGTTCTCCGGAATTCTGGAAACCACAAGGTACAACACTTTATTTAAGAGAAACTCCAATTGGCGGTAATATTAAACACTCTAACTGGTTTACTCGTTTCTATGTACAAAGATACATTGAGACTGATGAATCAATGAGAGCACCGATATTCTATGATACTGATAATACTGGATACTTTACGAATCCAGCTGGACGTTCTAGGCTTTCCGAAATCGATTATGGTGATGGCTCTTATTATTGGAGAAGTGGTTCTTGGGGTTGGAGACATCAAACTCCGTCTGGATATATTGAGTTTGGACCTGCGAATACTGGACATGCTCACATTTATACCGACCGTTCAAACTTCTACTTTAACGTAAATGAATTATATGGTAATGGTTATCATGTAATAATGCATAACTTATGGTGGGGTAACACTTACTTTGGTAGTGGTGGTGATATGTATGCAACTATTTGGTATGATACAAATGATACCGGATATAGATTAGACCCGAATGGTTCTTCAAGACTTAACTTTGTTCATACAAATAACTTGTACATTAGTGCGGGTAATATGTTGTATAGTGATTCGGGTGGATGGCAAGGTGAATACAATAAATTACAATGGCACTCATCTCACGCTTATTGGCAAAGACTATCCGGTGGATACTTCATAATGAGAAGGGGTGATGGTAATGATAGAAACTATTTTAATGATAGTGGTGATATATGGATGGCTTATTTAGGATGGATGTCATCTCACTTAAACCAAAACGTAAGAACTGATGCGGGACCAACTTTTGCAGAAGTTTATAACAATGGTTGGTTTAGAAATAATAGCAATGGTACTGGACTCTATAATCAAAATAGAGGAATGCACTGGTACACTAATAATGGATATTGGAAATCAGCGGGTGGTGGATATGGATATGGTGGTATTCAATTCTATAATAACTACGAATCTGATAGTAGAGGATATGCTGGATATTGGGATGGTAGTGGTTTCGGTATGTTGAACTCATCTGGTAACTGGCAAATTCGTATTGAATATGGTAACGCTCATATGGAGTTGTATCGTATTACATATATGAACGATGCTAGACCATATATAACATACGATAGAGATAATACTGGATATTATTCTGACCCTAATGGTACTACTAATATGTACGCAATTACCGATTATACTCGTAGAGCGGCATTTATGTTAGGTAGGTCTAACACCAATCGTAGAGATATTACTGGTGATAGTAACTATTGGACAGGTACACAAGGATGGGGTACTGGATATGGTAACTGGGATAATGCTTGGTCTGGTGGATTTAATGGATGGGATATATGGGGTGGTGGAACTGCTCACCCTCAAGGCGGTGGTTATGTTCACGCTCAAGGTATCGTATCTGGTCAACACTATTCAACTTCAGATGGTGGAGCGGGATATGGTTGGATGATGGTAGGTGCAGCAGATGCAACCGCAAATAGATATTGGGCTAGAGGTAAGTGGGGCGGTGGTGTATCCGGTTGGAGAGAATTCGTAATGAGTGATTCTAACCCTGGATATTATCTGTACGCATATATTATGTATGATTCCAATAATACAGGATATTATTGTGACCCTCAATCTTATTCACAATTTAGTAGTGGTGAGTTTAACAACTATGTAAGAGTAGCTAGAATAGATTTCATTGGAACTGGAGGCAACTCTGGACAAGGTACAAACGCTTATAATATCTTCCAAGAAGGTGGTGGATGGAGTTATCCTTATCCGGATTTAAGAATCGCATATCACACAGGTCTTAAATTAGGAGCAAATGCTGGTTCTTATGAAGGAACTAGAGTTTATTCCGATTATGATATGAGTGATTTGTGTTTCACTTTAGCAGGTTCATCAAATTATTCATTTAAATATAAGTGGCAATATACGGCAACAGCTGGATATTATTCAGATTATAATGGTGCACACTGGTATCCAAACTACGCATCATCTTATGGTTCATGGAGAGCTGATGGAAGTAGGAATGGATGGTATGGTATCAGTATTGGTACCGGAAATCAACCACATTTAATGTTTGATGGTAGTGGTAATGGTGGTATGTACATTCAAGACTATGGTAGATGGACATTTTATCATTCATTAGGAAACAATTGTACTGGTTTTAATACATCATCAACATCTTCATCTTATGGTATTTATGTTGAAAAAGGAATTTACGCAACGGGTGATGTTGTTGCATATTCTGATAGAAGAAAAAAAGAAAACATTGAAACTGTTGACAATCCTTTGGATAAATTATTAAGATTAAGAGGTGTTTGGTATAACAGAATTGATGATGAAACCAAAAAAAGAAACATTGGTGTAATTGCACAGGAAGTTGATGAGGTATTACCTGAAGTAGTAACTTATGCGGAAGATGTTGATGAATATGGGGTTGCATATGGTAACTTTGCAGGTTTGTTTATTGAAGCAATTAAAGAACAAAACGAAATTATCAAAACTCAACAAAAAGAAATTGAAGAATTGAAAGAAATTGTAAACAAACTAATACTTAATAATAAAGGATAAATTATGGCAATACAAAGAAATTACGAATTACCTGGTACTGGATTAGAAGCACAAAATGCATATCATGTTGTTACCAGTGTTAGAGTTGAAAAAAGAATGGCAGATGTTCCACCGCCACCCGATACATCTAGACCGGATGGTTTAACAGCTAGAGATGAAACACCTGGTACTGAAGTTTATTGGAAAGCTGGATATGTTGGCGAAATAGCCGTTACTATTTGGAAAGACAAAGCGGCCAGAGATGCTAATGCAAAACCAATTGGATTTATTGGAACAAACCCATCGGATAATCAATACGGAGTTAGTATTGGTACTGCTGGAATGGACCATAAATGTAAATTCTTTATAGATATAACAAGTCCATTAACTGAAGTAGAACAAGCGTATAATCATTTATTAAGTACGGACTATTATAGTGGTTGTTCACAAATTTAATTCGTTATTTTAAAAACTAAATATTTATAACATATAAACAAATATATTATGGCATTACAATACACATGGAAATTAGAAGGCTTAAAAAAGCAAAATAGTGATGAACTAGATAACATTATAATTGGTACTCGTTGGAAAGTGACAGGTACTGATGCAGATGGTGTTTTTGGTGCATTTATTGGTGCAACTCCATTTAAAGCCGAAGACGTTGATGTAGATAATTTTACTGAATACGAAAGCTTGACAGAAGAACAAGTATTAGGATGGATTAAAAGTACAGTAAGCGGTTCTGCTTCAACAAATTATTGGGAGCACATTAGTGGTAGAATAGAAAAAGAGATATATGAGAAAAGATATGCTGTTAGTGATATATCTGAAAATTCTCTACCTTGGGCATCAGGATCGGTAACACCAACACCACCAACACCTTAAAATAAAAAAATTAAAAGTATAATACCCAAAGCATAGTTAATTGAAATTGTGTTTTGGGTTTTTTCATTATATTTATATGTGTATTTTTATACATTAATAAATCTACAAATTAAAACTGAAATCGGAGAAATAAAATGGCAGAAAGAATCGTATCACCTGGAGTATTTACGAGAGAAAATGACCTTTCCTTCTTAGCGCAAGGAATTGGTGAAATTGGCGGAGCATTTATAGGACCTTTTAAACAAGGACCTGCTTTCGTTCCAACAATCGTAAGAACACAATCAGAATTTGAAACAATATTCGGTACACCGGATGGAACTTTTTACACAGAGTATGCAGTTCAGAACTATTTAAGAGAAGCTGGTTCTGCTACTATTGTAAGAGTTGCCGGTACTGAAGGATATACACAAAACGCACCAGTAGGTATATTTGCCAGTGGTAGTGGTTTTGGTGATAAATTAGTTGGTGTATTATTTAATACTAAAGTTGGAGCAACGTATCAAGCGATTGACTCAACTGGTAGTATTTTAGATAATATAGCCGATAAGGGTTCATTTATTATAAAAGGAAATGAATTTGGTGGAACAACTGGTATATCAGCATCTATTCTTCCATCTGATGTGAACGATTTAAAAGATGTATTTGGCGAATCTCCATTTGGTAGTAAAAATGCATATGCTTATCTATATTTTGAAAGTAGTGCATCTCTATTCCCAACAACCGATACTTTTTCTTCAGTTTATTCTCAAATTTTACCTGACCAAGATTTTACCGATGAAGCATTATCTGCTGTAACTCCTTGGATTAAATCTCAAGTAATTAGTGGTGATAGATATGACCTTTTCCGTTTCCATACAATTGGACAAGGTGAGGTTTATAACAAAAAATATAAAGTAAGTATTTCTAATGTTAAGGCTGCCGGTGAAGATGGTTCTACGGACTATGCAACTTTCACTGTAACTTTAAGAGGATATGGTGATACTGATAGAAGAAAGAGTGTAATTGAACAATGGGGTAATGTAAATTTAGACCCATCATCTCCAAGATACATCGCTAGAGTAATTGGTGATAGATATTTCACAATTGATAACAATGGTAAAATAACTGAAAATGGTGATTACTCAAATAAATCACTTAACGTATGGGTAGAAGTTTCTGAAGCGGGTTCATTCCCTATTTCAGCAGCACCGTTTGGACATGGGGCATACACTAACCCTGTTAGAGTATCTGCGGCAACTAAAGTTCCTGCGGTAGTTTACCAAACCGGTTCAGCGGCTAACAATTCATCATCTCCAATATATTTTAGTGGATTTGATTATGAATCAGTAGGTGCTGTAACTGATAACACACAATATTTAAAACCAATACCTACAAGTGCTGGTACTGGTGCAAACGTAGCATTCGCATTTGATTCTCAATTGAGTTATCAACTGACAGGTTCTGCGGCATCGGATATGGTTAAAAGACAATTCGTTGTAGCATTCCAAGGTGGTTTTGATGGTGTAAATCCGATTGTAAGATTAGCGAAAGCTGGTGATGCAGATTGGGGAGCTGGTAACAATCAAGGATTGAATTGTACTAACTTAACATCAGCAGGTTCACAAGCATATGTTAAAGCAATAAACGCACTTTCTAATCCAGATGAATACGATATTAATTTAGTTGCAGCACCTGGTATTAATAGAGAACTTCACCCAGCGGTAACACAAAAGTTAATTGATATGTGTGAAGAAAGACAAGATTGTTTCTACATCGCTGACTTTACTGATTATCAATCTTCAATTACAACCGCAACTGAGCAAGCTAATTCAGTAGATTCAAACTATGTAGCTTGTTATTATCCTTGGTTAAAAACGATAGATGTTAATACTAATAAATTAACAACCGTTCCACCATCAGTATTATTACCTGCAGTATTTGCAAGTAGTGATAGATTGGCGGCTGAGTGGTTCGCACCTGCTGGTTTGAATAGAGGTGGTATTACCGGAGCAGTTAGTGTATTGAATAGATTAACACATTCTGAAAGAGATACTCTATATGAGAACAAAGTAAATCCAATTGCATCATTCCCTGGACAAGGTATTGTAGCATTCGGACAGAAAACATTGCAAGATAAAGCATCTGCATTAGATAGAATCAACGTAAGAAGATTACTTATCGCTGTTAAGAAGTTTATTGCATCTACATCTAGATATTTAGTATTTGAACAAAATACTGCAGAAACTAGAAGCAGATTCATTAACACTGTGAATCCTTATTTGGAATCAATTCAACAAAGACAAGGTTTATACGCTTTCAACGTTGTAATGGATGATTCAAATAACACACCGGATGTAATTGATAGAAACATATTAGCTGGAGCAATTTACTTACAGCCTACGAAGACTGCGGAATTCATCATAATTGATTTCAACATTCTTCCAACTGGAGCATCATTCTCAGCATAATAATGGAAACTACAATCAATTGATATTTATAAAAGTAAAATAAAAGGAACAAAAAATGGCAGACAATTTAATATTACCATATGAGCAGATGATATTCAGGCAGTTTGAGCCAAAAATGAAGAATCGCTACTACATGGAAATGGCAGAAGTAGGTATTCCGGCATTTATGGTTAAAACCGCAAATAGACCTGAAATTCAGTTTGAAACTGTGAAGATAGACCATATCAACACTTATAGAAAGTTAAAAGGTAAAGGTGAGTGGCAGGATTTATCCGTGACACTTTATGACCCAATTGTTCCATCTGCAGCGCAGTTGGTAATGGAATGGATACGTTTATCTCATGAATCTATTACCGGACGTGATGGATATGCAGAATTCTACAAAAAGACTATTAACTTTTATATGTTAGGTCCAGTAGGTGATAAGGTTGAACAATGGACACTTCATGGAGCGTTCATTTCTAGAGCATCTTTTGGTGATTTGGATTTTTCGTCAACAAACGAACCAGTATCAATTGAATTAACACTTACATACGATTACGCAGTTCTTGAATACTAATATTCAAAACATTATAAAAAAGAAGGGATACCAAAAGTATCCCTTTTTTATTTTCAAATTTTTTTGTTTTATGTATTTATATATACAAACTAAATAAAGTAATGTTATGAGTGAAAAAAATTATGATTTTCCAACGGAAGTATTAGACCTTCCATCAAAAGGATTAATATATCCAAAAGATAGCCCACTTGCATCGGGTAGAATTACAATCAAATATATGACAGCAAAAGAAGAAGATATACTTTCTTCTGCAAATTTGATTAAAAAAGGTATTGTTTTAGATAAATTGTTTGAATCAGTTGTTGTTGATAGCGTTAATATAAACGATATTTCAATTGGTGATAAAAACGCAATTATTTTAGCAACAAGATTGTTAGGATATGGTCCTGAATATAACGTTTCTTTTTATTCAAAAAAGAAAAATACTACTTTGGAAGCAAATATAGACCTTTCAAAGGTGAATGTTAAAGATATAGATTATTCATCTTTCAATAATAAAAATGAATTTGAATTCGTTACACCTATCGGCAAGAATAAGATAACATTTAGACTTCTTACACATGGTGATGAAAAATTGATTGATAGAGATATACAGGCTTTAGAAAAATTGAATAAAGATACTTCATTTGAAATCACTACCAGATTGAGATATATGATTAAAGCGATTGATGGTAATGCAGATTTAGGATTTATTACAAAATTTGTTAATAATTCATTTTTGGCTAAAGATAGTAAAGCATTTAGAGATTATGTTAAAAAAGTTTCTCCAGATATGGACATGGTGTTTGAATTTACACATGAAGATGGGGAATTGGAGGTGGTGCCCATTCCAATGGGCGTGACCTTTTTTTGGCCTTCCGAAGAATCATAGTGCATTACTTCATACTCAAATCTTTGATATGGTTGAGTATAGTAATGGATTTTCAATGATGGAATTATATAAAATGCCAACTTATTTAAGAATGTTCTACTACAATAAATTGGTAGAATCAAAGAAAAAGGAAGCAGAACAGGCTAAAAAAGCACAAAATAACACAGGTAGTTCAAAAGTTAGGTTTAGGTAAAGTATTTACTTATTCCTAACTTTTTCTTTTAGTAGATATTTATAGTTTGAATAAGTGTAAACAATTTAAAATGGCAAAAAAATATAAAATATCCGAATCATATATAAATGAATTTTGGGGTTTATTCACAAGTAAAAAAACACCTGAAAAACTTCAAAAAGTAATTGATAATGACCCGGTTTTAAAACAATTGCAGGCTAAAATTGATGCAATTGATGCAAAATCTAAAAACTATTTAGATACAGTAAAAAAAGATGATCCTGAAATTTACGGCTATCTTTTAAAGCATGGATTTGTAAAATAATTAATAAAGAATGGCAGAGGTTAGGAATCTTACTCCAGAAGAACTGGAAAAACAAAATAAACTACTCAGAGAGCGTGATGAAATCATGCAACGTCTTGAGGAGAGGAATAAGCGTATTGCCACAGCGGGAGCCGATGAAATAAAACGTTTAGAAAAACGAAATCAAAAAGATAAAGAGCATCTCGATAATATTGGAAATCAATTAGATGCTATAACTGAAATAACAGATAAGGTTGAGGACTATGCGGACTTTTGGAAAAAAGCAGCGGAAAAACAACAGGATTATTTAGACCTTCAAGAAGATTTTGGAACATCGTTTGCAAAATTATCACCACAGGTAAAAAATTTATTAGTTTCTCAAGAAAAGGGTGGTGGTGCATTTGCTGCAATTACCGCTAGAATTTTAGATATTAAAAAGAAAGAAATTAATGCAAGTGGTGATGAATTGGCATCATTGGAATCAAGAAGAGCAGAATTAGAAAAGATAAGACAAACACAAATTGATTCAGCAGATAGTCTTGCATTTGAAAAAGAATCATTTTTTGGTATAAGTGATGCAGCTAAACGAAGACAAGAATTTCAATCATCAATAGTTGGATTATCGGAAGAAGATAAAAAATTAGCAGAAGAAATTTTTGAAAGAAATCAATTATTACTTGCACAACAAGAAAGATATGTTGAGTTGAAATCTCAACTAAATGATATTACAAATTCATTACCGGAAGGTTTGAGTAATCTAGTATCTGGTATAACGTCATTGGTAAAAGGAATTGCAAAAGGTTTAGGTCCTGTTGTAATTATAGCAGGGTTAATATCACTTGCTATAAAGGAATTTACCGAACTAAATAGTGCAGCCAAAAAATTTAGAGAAGAAACTGGTTTAACGGCAAAGCAAACAAAGGATGTAGATAATCAGGTTAAGAGTATTAGACATGAGTTTGCGGATTTAGGTGTAGAAGCGGAAGATGTATATGAAAGTGTAAAGGCGTTAAAAAGCGAATTTGGAGACTCTATACCATTTACCAAAGGAATTGTTTCATCTTTAACTGTGATGAATAAAAACTTTGGAATTGCACAATCTGATGCAGCAGCTGTTAATATGATTTTTCAAAGTATGGCTGGATTAACTGCACAAACTGCACAAAATGTTTCCATGCAATTGGTAGACCTGGCACAAATGTCCGGTGTTGCACCATCACAATTATTTAAAGATATCGCAGAATCTGCCGAAGAGTCTTACAAATATTTTAAAGGTGATATAAATGCGTTAGGAAGAGCGGCAATAGAAGCTAGAAGATTGGGTACTAATTTAAAAAGTGTTCTAAAAACAACAGAATCTCTTTTAGATTTTGAAAACGGAATTGAAAAGGAATTAGTAGCGGCAACGTTTGTAGGTGGGCAATTTAATTTAACGCAAGCTAGAGCATTGGCATTTGCTGGTAAAACTGTAGATGCACAAAAAGAAATATTAAGGCAGGTACAAAGAACAGGTGACTTTAGGAATAAAGATGTATTCACTCAAAGAGCATTAGCCGATGCAGCCGGTATGTCTGTTGAAGAAATCAGTAAACAACTTACAATGCAAGAAAGGTTAGTTGGACTGAGTGATGAGCAAAAAAAGTTAGTAGCTGATGCAATGGATAAGGGATTAAGTCTTACGGACTTAAGTGATTCACAATTGCAGGATAAAGTTAAAGAATTAGCAGCACAAAAAGAAATAGCAGATAGTGTTACTAAAATGGAAAACGCATTCAAAGGAATAGCTGCTTCGTTGGGTACTGCTGTTGTACCATTATTGGAAGGATTAACACCGGTAATTACAATTTTAGCTGAAGGATTTGGATTCATATTTAAAGTATTAAATTATGTTCCAGGATTATTCCCAGCGATTATAGCAGGATTAGGTGCTATGTATATCATGTCTAAAAAAGTTGCAATTGCACAACAAATGGCAGCAATTGCAAAAGTATATTCTACATATGGTGCAATGCCGTTTATTGGAGTTGCATTAGCGGCAGGTGTAATTGCGGCTATGATGGCATCGATGGGTAAAGCTAAGAATGTGGGTGATATGGCAATAACTGATGGTGGAAAAACTAGAATATCGACACAAGAAGGTGGAATATTTGCCCCAAGTTCAAATGACCAAATTGCAGTTGGACCGGGTGTAGTTGATAGACTTGATAGATTAAATCAGGCCGGGAAATTGGGAGCAGCATCAGCCTTACCATTTGCAGGAGGTGTCGCCACATCACAAGCTATTGGTATCCTAGTTCAGGAAATGAAAGCATTAAGACAGGACATGAATTCCGGTAAAATAAGAACCAATACTTATCTAGATGGACAAAAAGTTACAACTGGAATTGCAGTAGCAAGTGAACAAAGTACGAGAAATAACTTCTCTTACGGACAAAGACTTTTATAATATGCCAACATTATTAGAATTATTTAAAACACAAAGAATATCGGAAGGAACTAATGCCGGAAAAACGGTAGAAGAAGCATACTCTGTCCAAAATAGTAAAGATGTTCAGATACAAACTACCAATCCAATATTACAACCACTTACTGAAAAAATAAATAAAAGAAGAAAAGATACTATACGATTAAAAGAAACTCGTTTAGAAGAAGAAACCGCAGGATTGAAAGCATTTGGTGATACTGCAAAACTTGTTCTTTATGGTGGTGATTATTTCAGAATTATCAATGGTACAACTCGTTCTAAACAATTAATGTTAAGAAGTATAGGAGCAAGTGGTGCTGGATTGGCCGATAGTCTAACCGATAAAATTGGTAGTGCGGTAGGAAATTTAGTAGGTGATAAAATTTCAAATTTATTTTTAAAAAAAGAAGATAGAGTACCACCAAAACTTGATACTAGAGCATTGGGTACTGATATATTAGCGGATGTTGCTAGTAGAACATTGGGTAGACTTTTACCAGAACCGATGATACCTTCAAAAGTTGCGGAAGAATTTGAAAAAGGTAGAGCAAAAAAAGAGCAGGATTTTATCCATGAGTATGATATTGATAAAAAAATCATACGATTAAAAAATAAAAAAGGAATACCCAAACTTATAGATGGTTTATTGAAAAATAATAAAGACATAATGGGTCAGACTAAGGATGTTTTAATGTCCACCGCCGGCACTATTGCAGGGGGATTAGTTGCTGGTGGTATTGGTAAATTGAGCAGTTTGATTTTTAATAAAAGAAAAAATAAAAAAGGTGGAAGTAATCAAACCACACAACCAACAACATCAACGGGATTCAAATGGTCATCTGACCAACCATATTCGGCAAAACGTAATATAGCAACATTAAAAAATCCGGAACCATTTGATAGAAACGATTTATCTACTGTATTTTTAGAAGCTAAAATATCAGCTTATGAATCTATTACTGGCCAACGAGTTCAGAGACCAGGAGAAGCGCCATTATCATTACAGTTTGGCCAAATTGCTCAAATTGGACCAAATCCAATTTTAGAAAGTTTGAAGTCAGAGCCTATAAAATATTCCGATTATGATAGAATTACTAAAGAAAATAGATTTAAAAAGAGAGGTATGAGTGATGGAGCAGATGCTTTGAATATTATGAACAGTATAGTTTATAGTGGACAATCTGCGACATTAGATTCTGCAGGTAATAGTGCAGATAGTTATGATTATATACCATTGAAATTCTATTCCATATACAACAATGAAACTTTACAATTTAGATGTACAATCGCAGATTTATCGGAAACATTTACTCCATCTTGGGAAACTAATAAATTTATAGGTAATCCTTTTTCTTTTTACACATATAGTGGTATTGAAAGAAGTGTGACGTTTAGTTTTAAAGTATTTTCTTTAAACTTAATGGAGCATCAATTTAATTGGGAAAGAATTAATGAATTAGCATCATACACATACCCACAGGACTATAAAGGAATAAGTGGTGCCGTTGTACCACCAATTTTAAAAATTACAATTGGTAATTTATATAAAAATAAAGAATGTTTTATTGATAGCTTATCATATACGGTTGATGAAACTACTCCTTGGGAAATTGGTATGAATAAAAAATTAACATCACCAATTGTTCCTAAACTTTTTGGTGGATTTGTATATTCGGTGGATGAAAATAATCCGGCTGATGAATATAAGTTACCGATGATTATAAATGTGGAAATTACATTGAAATTTATTGAAGGAAGAAATAATACTTCACCAAATAGTATTCTATATGGATATACTGATTTTACGCCAAAAAATATTACTACACCAGACCTAACCACAAATACATTTACAATTTAATAAAAAATAAAAATGTCAGATAGCAACAATCGCCAACCCGCAACCCCAACAGTCGTACCAAAAAAGCCGTCTGGTAATACCGTTTTGTGGCAAGCATCTGATGGGAGTATGTATATTTTAACTGAAAACAATTTTGATGCAGTTTTAAAAGCGGAATATGGTGAAAAATATAAAAGAGAAATTGCAGGATTGGTAACTAAAGAAACTTTAAACGCATTTTTATCTATAATAAAAAGTGTTCCAGGTGAAGGGGTAGCTGCAAACTTGGCTATAACCGGTGTAAAAATTTTAGCAAAAGGCGTAGTTAGTACAATTGGCGATGCGGTAGCTGGTAAAGAAATTACTCCTGGTAGTGTTTCGTATAATATTTATAGTGAACTTTTTAAGTTATCCAATTTTGCTGGGGGTGGCCCGGTAGGCGGTGAAGGGGCCATACCAAGTGCTTTAACTTCTGCATATAAATATAAAAAGTTCATTACTACCAAAGATCCTGGGTTTTCGAAAGTAGCTATTATTAAATTTGCACAAACAAAATATTCGGACGAACTAATCATAAAAGGTGAAATAGGATTTTTTTCAATAGGAAAGCGAGCGGAAAAGGCAGTTATAACATATATAAAAAACAAACTAGGTCATAAACCAGGACATAGTGAAACCGCCGGAAAAAATATCGAAGAATATGATATATCAAGTATTGCACAAAATTGGGACGGAACTGATTTGGAAAATTTTGATAGATTTATTGCACAAGGATATAATATCGGAGAGGCCACTAATTTAGTTAATAGTAGAACAAAAGGTCTTAGTTATAGTATTGACCAATTTAAAAAAAACTTTGAAGAAACTGAATATTTTTTTACCCAAGCTAGAAATAATATGGGTCAAGAAAATTATGAATTGTGGAATGCTTCTGGAAAGGCATGGAAAGCCGCATACAATGCACCAAATGCCGTTTATGCTGTTGGAGAAGTTGCAAAAGGTGCGTGGTTTGGATTGGCAGCAACTTGTGGTGAAATACTAACATTACCGGCTACATTAGGTAGCTTTTTAGAAGCTGGTATTCAAGGTATTGTTGGCAGTAGTATAAAAATTGGACAGGTTAGTGCGGATGTAGTTGATGCGTTAGGTGGAGTTAAAGGACAGGATGCAAAAGAAAAGCCAGCGGGGAAAACTCCATCACAACCCAATACAAATTCATTTGCACCGGGATATATGGGTGCACCATTTATTAGTTTTAGAAGCGTATCATCAGTTCAGGTAAGTACAACTCAAGATACGAAATTAAAAAAAGGAACTGCACAGGTACAAACAGTACAGCGAAGTGCAAATAAAACAAAACAAACCAACACAAATTTAGTTACACTCCCTGCAGGTGGAGCTTCTTTCAATTCCGGCGCGCCAATATACGGTATTAAATTTTAATAATTAAAATAATTATTTAATAGTATGAGATACAGATACAATAAAACAAAAAAGACAATCGATGGAAGAGAGGTATTTTTGCCAAAAATATATCCTAATATTCCTGAACAATTTAATGATATGTATGTTGCTACTGAAACGGGTGATAGATTGGATACTTTAGCATATCAGTTTTATAAAGACTCGAATTTGTGGTGGATAATAGCCGCGGCGAATAATATTCATAGTGCACCAATTGGATTTAAAGATGGTACTATTTTGAGAATACCAATGAATCCACAAAGTATTTTAGAACAAACAATGATATAAATATGTTTCCAATTTTTGCATCAATTAATAGAGATATACATGCCAATATAAATTCTTCTGGAAAAGGATTATCTCCGTTGGGTAACACTTCTTTAGCGTCATCCGAATTAGTACCGTTTATACGATTAATATCAGGAACAGGCGATGGGTTGATAATGGAATCCAATCCAAACTCCCCAATAATTTCAGATACCGCAACACCAACACTTGATGCAAATAAAAATGTTATAAGTGTAAAAAGTTCACCTTCAATATATGGAAACAAATATGTGAGTGGAATGTTGGGACTTAATTGGAAACTGGATCCTGTTTTTCCATTTACTACACCTTGGACCGGTGATTTGGTATTAAGACCATCGCCCATAATTACGGATTTAGAAGTAAAAGAAGGTAAAGACCAAATTTCAAGACATGCTAAAGTAGTAATTAAATGTTTTTCTCTAGCACAGGCTGAAATGGTACAAGAACATTGTATGGAACCTGGACATTCTTTATTAATTGAATATGGTTGGAATAGTGATAGGGCTCAATCTCATCTGATAGATATAAAAAATCCTAACAATACACCACTATCTTCTGACGAAATTTCTTTTCAAGCGGCAAATGAAAATTTAAATGCAGGGGTATTGAATGAAAAACGAATTAAATCGGGTGGTGATTATGATTCATTTTTTGGATTCATAGTTGGTGGTGATATGACTTCGGAAGGGGATATTTATGTTCTGACGGTTAATTTAAGGGGTATGCCTGGATTACCAACATTCTTACAATTACACCAAAATATAAACAAAATAACCGAAACAACGGATAAGGCTGGAAAGGTGACTGGAAGAAAAGTTAATAACTTACCAGAAGCTCCACCATATAGTCAGGCCGATATAGAAAATAATTCATATTCTTTGCAAAATCAAGGATTAAGAAGATGGAAATGGATGTACAATAAACTTCCCGCAACACGACAAACATTTGAAGTGCAGGGGTTAATAAATGAAATCAGTAATAACGCAAATTCAAGAGTTGGATATTGGGATTTGATTAATTTTGATTATGTTGTTTCAACTGATATATTTGATTTTGCAAACGATAATTGGTTGGATAGTTTAAAACAAACAGTAGGCCTTGAAAAAGAATTTTCAGTAAGTGGTGTTGCGATTGAAAAAGAAAGATTGGTATCTCAAAACAAATATATTCGTTTTGAAAAGGCATTGGAAATTTTAAATCGTAATAATGGATTATCAACGTATAAGGTTGGAAATAAAGAGATAACGGTTAAAATAGCAACAAATGGACATATAGGAGCCTTTCCTGGAATATTTTCTACAAAAGCATCAAAACTTTTAATACCAGGTACAATTCCTAATTTTCAAGAATACTATTTAAATGTAAATTCGGTTAATGCTAATAATGTTATAAATTCACCGTATATTGATAATTCAATTAATATATCATATCAAGTATCTAAAGCACCTGTAATTAAATCTGGATTTGTACAAAACAATTTACCGTGGAATAGTGTACCAAATCAATTATTTACGCAAAATGGTACACAAGCGGCCGCAGCATCAATTGTAACAGAAAAGATAGCTTTTGTTCAAAATTCATCAGATGGTAAAGGGTTAAGACCTGCACCAATAGACCCTAAAAATCCCCAAAAAGGAAATTATATGGGATATTATGAAAATGATGGTTATTATGGTGAGCTTGGAAATTTATATATTAATTTTAATGTATTTTCGGAAGCTTTGAAAAATTCTTCTAATAAATCGATAAGAGAAGTTTTGATGGATATGTTGAATGAAATGTCATCCGCCGTAAATTCATTTTGGAATTTTCAATTAGCCGAACAAACTGATAAAGATGGTAATATAATACTAAAAATAATAGATGAAAACTGGGCGGGCAAAAATTCATCTACTATAAGAAACTTTGCACATTCAGGAGAAAAATCAGTATTTTTGGAAGCTAATCTTTCCATAGATATACCATCTGAAATGACTAATCAAATTATTTTAAAAAGACAAGATTATATAAGTAATCCTGATTCGAAAACAATAGATGTTGGTGGAATTTTTTCTAAAAGCGCGGATAAATTTTTTAAAGGGGTTGAATTTGTAAAAAATAAAGGAGTTCAACAAAATACAGCCGGAAATACAAATAAGGGGAGTACGCCAAATGTGAACCAACAATTACAGGCATTAAAGGTACAACTTGCTACCGAAATGGGCAAATGTAAACCAAAACCATCAAATCAAAAATGGTGGCAAAAAGCATTCATCGCGTACGGTCAGGCGATGGGTGGAAAATATGAAACATTTGTTAATGCAGCGGGTGAAGATGTTTATACTAAATTTACACCATCTGCAAATCAGGCAATAGCAGCAGCGGTAAATCCAAGTTTATTTAAAGAGATTACACCGGCCGATACTCCATCTGGAAGAGCATTTGGTAAATTATTAGAAGATGTGCAGACGGCGGAAGCAACAGCGGATGACCAAAATAAAACAACAATTACTGCAAATTTAAGTAAGATTGATGTAGTTCCTAATCCGGAAAAATTTAATATTTCTCCAGATGCATTAGATATTGCAACAAAAGGGATATCATATTTTAATGATAATTTTAAAATTTATTGTTGTGATGATACGCAGCTTTTTGATATTATAAAAAATAATGCATTTGAAGATTATGGATTAAAAGAAATAAAGGCCACATCACATCCACTTCCAATTAAATATAGTTTTAAAATATTGGGTAGAAGTGGATTAAGACGTGGTGATGTTTTCAATGTATATGGTATCCCTAAAAAATATAGAGATTTTGGATTTTTTCAAATTGTAGAAATTGAACATAATTTTTCGGGAAATATGTGGACAACAAGTGTAACTGGACAATTTAGACAACAAAAGCAAAACCAATAAAATGGCAAACGATTCTCAAAATATTTATTCATATACTACATTGATATTAAAAAAGGGGGTATCATTCACGTCTCCAAGAATTGTTGCGCATATACCAACGCCGGTTGAGAATGATTATAAAACCGGATATATTGAAAGAGTTTTTATTCAAAGAGTAAATGATAAAAATTCATCTATAATTGAAATACATAAAAATAATTTAAATATTATTCAATCATCTGGATATTATAGTTTTTGTATCATTAATTGGAAAATTAAAGGTACAGAGGAAGAAATTAAAGGCGCAAATAAAAAATCAATCAAAACGGTATTTGAACAAATGCCTAGACTTTCATTATATCTTCCAAATCTTTTGCAGTTTGCAAAGACAAATTAATTTGGTAATATCAAATAAATTTCTTATATTTACATAATTATATGGGGATGCCATGGATTTGATTGCGATGAGAATGGTAGTACCACACGTAGACAGAAGTGCTAGAT